TGAAATTACCAATCCAACCACCAAAACTAAACCTTTTATAAAAACATAATGAGTTAGGCTTTTCGTCAAAAACCAACTATTTATATACAGAACCAAAAAAATAAAACATGTTATTCTTAATTATTTTTATATTAGCAGTTGCATTAGGTATTGTCTATTTAATAGTAGGTGTACGATTACACAAAAAGTCTCTAATAGCTTCTAAAGTAGAGGCAGAAGTTGCACACTTTGACGAAGTTAAAGAGGAAGTAGTTGCAAAAGTGAAAGCTGATACAAAAAAGGTTGAGGCAGCTGCTAAAACTATAGTAGCAGAGGTTGAAGCTGAGGTAAAGAAGACAGCTAAAAAAGTTACAAAAAACAAATAAAATATATGGCACAATTAACACAAGAAGAATTAGATCAATTCAAAAGTTTTAGACAAGAAGCAAATAAACTTGCTGGAGCATTAGGTGAATTACACTTCCAAAGAACTTTAATTGACTTAGAATTAGAAAAAATTAAAGCTGCTGTTCAAGCAAATACCGCTGCTCAACAAGATCAATTAAGACAATTAGGTGAGAAGTATGGTGATGGTTCAATCAACATCGAAACAGGTGAAATCACAACCATAGCTACTAACTAGTAGCATCCCAATAATAAATTAGGTTTTGCCAATTACATCAGCTATTTATTACTAGAAAGATAGCAAAAAGAGTAGAAATACTCAAACCTATCAAAGCTTCTAAAGAATATAAAGACGCCCAAAAGGCAGGATGTTTAAAAAGCCAAAAAAGTAAAGGTGTTGATATGAAATTAAATTCAACTAAACTTTTTAGAGAAAACAATCCAAGTCATAAATTACAAACTTGTCCCTACTGTAATAGAGAGGTGCAAGGAGCGAGTGCTTTTAAAAGGTTTCATGGTGAAAATTGTAAATTAAAAAACCCAATAACGTATAAATGGAAGCATTAATTTCCCCAGGCGTATTCCTTTCAGAGAACAACCTTTCCCAAGTATCAGCAGGTCCAATCACAGTAGGTGCCGCATTAGTAGGTCCAACCGTAATTGGTACAACAAATAACCCAACATTAGTAACTTCATATTCACAATATGCAGCTAAATTTGGTACAACTTTTATTTCTGGTGGTACAACTCAAGAGTATTTAACATCTCAAGCAGCTTATAACTACTTCCAACAAGGTGGTACTTCGTTATTAGTAACAAGAGTAGCAAGCGGATCATACACTCCAGCAACAGCTGATGTACCAAATTACCTAGGTGCTACTGCATCTGTAGTTTTCACAGGTTCTTTAGCAGCAGGTGGTATTTTCCAATTAACTGGATCAATTAACGGAGCTTTTATCCTTACAGGTAGTACTAGCCAAGTTGATAATCCGAGTGTTGGTATTTACTACGTCACAACTGGATCAACAATTACTCAAACTTACACTAACTTAGTAAATGAGATTAATCTTTACTCTGGTAACTTTGGTTTAATTGCTTCTACTTACATAGGTTCTAATGGCGCAACAAGTGCTTCATTTAAATCTTTCGTTCCTGGTACAACTCCAAACGCTATTTGGAACTACAACTACGTAAGTGCTTCAGCTCCTACAACCCAATCATACTTTGCTGGCGGTGTTAATTACACTACATCATTTACTTTAGAGACTTTATCTGTTGGTACAGTAATGAACAATAATGCTAGCGCAAGTATTGGCCAAACAACTAACGGTTTATTACCTTCAGGTTCTTCTTCTAATATAAGATGGCAAATTACTGGTGCAAACACAGGATCTGGTTTATTTACTGTTATTATTAGAGCTGGTAACGATTATACTGCAAACACAAGCATTTTGGAAACATGGGCTAACGTTTCTTTAGATCCTAACCAAGCTAACTATATTCAATATGTAATTGGAGATCAAACTCAAACAGTATTAACTGATTCATCTGGCCAAGCTTACTTACAATCAAGTGGTAGCTACCCTAATCAATCTATGTATGTTAGAGTTAAGTCTGTAAATACTCCAACTCCTAACTACTTAAACCCACAAGGTCAAGCATACTCTTACTATACAGCATCTATCCCAGTAAACGATAGTGGATCTTATAATGGTTCATTTGGTGGTGCAACCGGTCCTTTATATGGTTTATACCAATTAGGTCAATATGGTGCTCCTTTGAATATGTACGAAGCAATTCCTACATTCCAATCAATTGCTACAAACCCTGCAAGTAACATTCAAGGTGTATTTGCAAGCGATTACGATACAGCTATTAACTTATTAGCTAACAAAGATGCATACGTTTATAATTCAATTTATATTCCTGGTGCAAACTATCAAAACGCTCCTGTAGAAATTAGTGCTGTATTATCAACTGTACAAAATCGTGGAGATGCTATTGCAGTAGTTGATATGGTTGGTTACAATCAACCAATTGGAACTGTAGTAAGCAATACACAAGCATTTAACAATACTTATGGTGCTACTTATTATCCTTGGATACAAGTAAGATCAACTGAAACTGGTAGATTGAACTTTGTTCCACCTTCAACTGTTATTCCTGGTGTATACGAGTATACTGATACAGTAGCTGCCCCATGGTTTGCTCCTGCAGGTTTAAATAGAGGTGGATTAGGAACAGTAATTCAACCTGAAGTTAGATTAACTACTAACCAAAGAAATACTTTATATAGTGCTCAAGTTAATCCAATTGCAGTATTCCCAGGTCAAGGTGTAGTAGTATATGGTCAAAAGACTTTAACTTCTCAAGCATCAGCTTTGAATAGAGTTAACGTAAGACGTTTGCTAATTGCACTTAAAAGCTACATTGGACAAATTGCACAAACATTGGTGTTTGAACAAAATACAACAGTAACTAGAAATAAGTTTTTAAATCAAGTAAATCCTTACTTAGATTATGTTCAACAACAACAAGGTTTATATGCTTATAGAGTGGTAATGGATACATCAAATAACACTCCAAGTGTAATTGATAGAAACATTCTCGTAGGTGATATTTATCTACAGCCAACAATAACAGCAGAATTTATCCAATTAAACTTTAACATTGAACCAACTGGAGTAACATTCGGTTCATAAGATAAAAAATAAACATTGATGAAAAACAACACAAAAGTTAGATTACATTTATCTAAACAATTATTTGAGTCTCTTACTAAGCAAGTTTTAGCTGAGGCTAAGATGAGCAAAGAAGCTATGGGCGGTGGCGCTTATACTGAGATGGTAAGAGAGAAAAAAAGCAAAGCTCCTAAGTTTGACGCTTACAAGCAGCCTAAAGATCAATTACCTACAGAAAAGAAGCCAGCTCCAACTAAAGCAGAAAAAGGATCTCCAGAAATCAAAAAGGCTAATAAGGAAAGAAAAATCAACGAAGTAGAGCCTATATCTGATACTAACAAAATGAGAACTTTTGGTGAAGTAAACGATAGAGAAGATACTGAGAAAATGCAAAAAATGCACGAAAAGATGTCATCCAAAGAAAAGATGGCAAAAGGATTGTATAAAGAAGAGGAGATGGAAGAAGCAAAGGAAAGTTTACATAAAGTAATGTCTGATATTAAAGGTCTATCTAAAGAAGAGAAGCATAAATTACATGCTGCTTTAAGTAAGCACTTAGGTGATCAAGATTAATAAGTTTTGCATTAGTAGATATTTATAACAAACAAATAAGTTGGCGGTTTTATATAGACATATTAGGATAGATAAAAATGAGCCATTTTATATTGGAATAGGAAAAGAAGAGAGTAGAGCTTATTCACAAAAAAGCAGAAATAAGTATTGGAAGAATATAGCAAAAAAAGGTTACGAAGTTGAAATATTATTTGAGGATTTAACTTGGTATCAAGCTTGCGAAAAGGAAAAAGAGTTTATAGCTCTTTACGGTAGAAAAGATTTAAAAAGCGGCTCTTTAGTTAACTTAACAGATGGAGGAGAAGGAGCTTTAGGTAGACCGATGACAGAAAGGTTAAAAAAGGTGCTTAGAGATTCTACAAACAAGTTTAGCTTAGCAGAGTGGCAAAGAAAAAACGGAGCTGCTGTAAAAGGAAAGAAGCTAGGACCTCAAACAGAAGAAAGAAAAGAAAAAGCGGGTAAATCGATAAAAAAGTCCTGGATTAAGAGATCTCAAGAAGAGAGAGACAAGCAGGTAGCTGTCTCTTAT